TCACTTTGTAGTCTTTCGGCGTCAGCAGATTTGCTTGCTTGTGCCTGTGTTGCACGGAGGACGGGTCCACCGGGCGTTGCCATCTCACGCACTTCATTCAACGCAGCCTTTAGGAGATTTATTTCCTCTTTTGCTTCGCTTAGTTCAGCCTTTGTGATGATGCTTTCCTCAAGACCTAAAGCCTTGACGATTTCGGTACGCAGTTCAGATTTAACTTCATCTGTTGCGTCATCTGCTGATGCAGACTTAATAAGGTCGGCGCTAACGCCTAGTCCAATGTATGCCATGTAATCATCTCCTGTTTCAGTTGTCATAAACGGTTCTTCGGTTTCATTCTCTTTTGCTTCGCCATCCCACCAACAAAGGAAGTAATCCAAAGCACATAGCAGTTCGGTAATGTCGCAAATTTCATTTTCTTCACCATTAGCCATTTCGTCTAGCTCGGCGTGAATGAGGTTAATAAGTGATTGACGTACCGCATTAAGGTCGTCAGCATCATGCATAATTTCTTTTGCAACATCTACTTCAAGAGTTTTCCAGTTGTCAGGAATTAGGTTTTCTTTTCCAAGCGCAGTAGCTCTCTCAATAATGTGAGACTTAGTTGCTGCCTTGTCCTTTGCACGACCAAAAGACTGAATGGCATTTTTAAGGTCGCCTACGGTCTTGATAGGATAAGTCCCATCAGGCAAAGCTTGACCTTTGTCGGCAAGGTTCATACGCTGCTTGTCTGAGTAATCCTTTTTCTCAGTCTCAGCTTCTACTGCCTTGTCATCTCCGTCTGCAACAATGTTTGGGAAGTTATTCCCCGGTGTGATTACATCTTCAGTTGAGTCTCCTGAGCCACCGCAAACTTCACAAACTGCATCTGTTTGCTCAGTACGACCAGTTCCATTGCATCCAGAGCAAGGTCGAGCAGCAGGGTATGGGTCTTCACCATCACGAATTACGTGACTATCGTTGTAATTAACCTCTTGCTGAATTTCGGTGCCTTCTTTAGCCATCTGTGTATTAGGCTGTAAAGCTTCCATTTCAAGAGTTTTAGAGATTTCTAGCTCACCACCATTAACGGCCTTAGCAATTTCTACGGTTGCAGTTGGGTTGGCTGGTCGGTCAACGAGAGACACTTCTACGATTTGACCACCTACGATACGACCATTAGGAGCGTCATCTGACTTAACGATACGTGCGCCCTTAATGCCGATTGAGTATCCCTTAAGAACACCCTTTTCAACTTTCTTCATGGTGTTGGCGTCAACGACTTCTGACTTCAAGTACCAGTCGTCACCATCAGCATTAAGTTCAATGCCTACACCAGCAGCGATTGAGCTATGCATTTCACGAACATTTGCACCAGTAGCCAGCCATTGAGGCATGGCTGTCTTTAGCCAACTCTCGTCGCAAATTTGCTGGTCAAGGTCTAGGTCTGGTCCAGTTGCTTTTCCATAAACAAACATCGAGCCGTCTTCGGTTGACTTGAATGTTAAGTCTCCGAAGCCTACGTAGGTAATGTCTTTAGCCATTATAAAATAACTCCTCTATCTAACTTGTTGAGATTACTGCATTTACCGTACAACGGCAATTTGGGTGTTCAGGTGGAACTAACTGATTATCGTTTGTTGTGTATGGACCATTGCTTTGAATGTCTAAACACTCAGGACAAGCGTCATCATAAGCAACCCATTCCCATTCTGATACACCGAATTGAGAGTATTGGTCAACAGCACCCTCATTGTATGCACGGTTGGTTTCTGTAATAGCTATCATCTCGGCACGAGCGGTGTCATTAACAAAAACGTCAATGGTTTTGCCTATGTCTTTAGCTCCCAATCCCTGAGCTATACCGTCACCAATTAAATTGCCAATTCGGTCAACGGTTGTGCCTTTTATGCCCGTTATTGTTTTGTCTATCGTTTTTAAGGTCTTGCGTAATTTGCCATCTGTGACAAGGGAAGCAGAAACAGGGTCGCCGGGCTTCCAATTAGCCCAGTCAAAGTTGATAGCTGCCTTAGTAAGTTGCGATACGTTTGTAGCTCCGTATTTGTCTAATTGCCTTACTGCATAAGCAGAACCGACAAGACCACCATCAAGAAGCGTATTTGTTATTACTTTTTTTAAGGGTCTAACGTCAAATTTTATTTTCTTTTTAACGTCAGCACTGACTTTTTTTTCACTTGACATAGCTTGTGCAATGGCTTCGTCTATGCCAGAAATGTTGTCGGCTATAGCTTTTAAGATTTGAGGCGTGTAATGTTCCTCTATTTGTAGCTTGTGTTTAATTCCGGGTAAATCAGCAATCGAACGCTTAGTAACCAAACCTTTTGGGTTATCTGTTATCTGCTCTTTCGCAATACTCAGAGTCCAGTCAATAAGGTTTTCAGGCATGGGCGAAGTTCCCTTAACAATAAAATAACCGTCGCTGTTGAGTTTATCGGCGGTGTCTTCATCAACTGTTACAAAATCAAATGCTCTCCACTTGCCTGTTTTGTTACGAGATTTAATGAATCGTGCAAACTCATGCATTTCCTCTGCATAAGCGGACTTTTGCTCTACGTTAGAGACTGTCGGCTCCGCTTGATGCTCACCTTGCGTGCTTTCCGCACTTTGGCTTTCTTGGGGCTTTTGGCTTTGCGCTTCTTGACTACCATCGCTATTCTCCTTCATTCCTATTGTTTCACCGGATGTACTTTGCTCTAACAATCCATTAAAGAATTGAATTGAGTTACCAGCAACAATAAATGGTTCATCTGCTTCTGGCATGTCATACAAAGGCATACCTAGCTCACCACGAACATCATTCATAGTCATTTGACCAGAGGCAAGAGATACTTGATACGCCTTTGACTTGGTTTCTAATGCAGTTACGTTGTCGTCATCATCATCAAAAGCAAACGTAATGTTCTTGTCGGTACCCAAGAATCGGCGTGACAAAGTGTTAATGGTTTCAACTAAAAAGGATTCAAGAGGCTTCTGAGAAGTAGTAAGTGCAGACTGAGCTTCGCCTTGACGTTCTCCGGCTCCACCTAAACCTGAACGAGGAACAATGCCTAATGCGGAGGGAGCAACACCAAAGATTGTAGCTATACGGAGAATGAGGAAGTTGTCGTAGTTTTCTTTGTATCGCTCATCAACGGTAGGAGCAAATACAGGCTTGAATCCACGAGGCAATACTTTCATGCGGTGACGCTCTGCGTTAGAACCAACTAAACGGTCATTAAACACACGCTCAAATGCAGCTAAACGGGTAATGTCCATCTCATCTGAATCGGTTTCCATAAATGCCATCGGCATAGTTCCGTCTTGGTATTCAGACTTCATCCATTGCTGACGCTCTAAATACAAAGTTGCAGAAGGGATTGCTTCCTCTACACAACTGTAGCCATACGGTGACCAAGTACGACGGTTACGAACAAAGTAAGCGAGCTGGTCACGTAGGTATTCGCCATGCTTGCCCGGTGCATTAAAGAATTCACCATCGCTTTCTGGTGATGATTGGTATTCTCCACGTGGAAAGCCCCAAAGGATTTGCTGATAAGCAGGTGCAGGCGTAGCCGGTACGGAACCACGATTGTCTAGCAAAACTTTAATTGTTGGTGCGTCAATGATTTCAAAACCAATAATGTCTTTACCTAAGTTGTAACGAGGGTAAACAGGCGTTCCATCAAAAACGAAATGCTGCCATAGGAACTCAGTCATCCACTCAGTAAAAGAACGACCAAGCTGAGGGTATGGGTTTTCCCAAAACTCACGGAGCTTTACAATGTCTTCTGCGTATTTGTCTCTAGCGATACGTGCTGCTTTGGCATGAGAGCAATCTTGCTCCGCCATAATTGCATTAATGGTTGCATCTTCTACAGAGAACGACCATTCAAGGCGTGTAATTTCAGCAATCTTAATTTCTACACAACGGTGAATAATGTCAATCTGGTCAGCCATCGAACGCAAAACACTCCAAGGTGCAGTTCGCTGATTAAGGTCTAAGTTCCAAGCAACGGGGTATTCCCATAGACGAGGCAATGCACGACCAGAATCGTCAAATACAGGGTCTAGCGGAGCAGGTAAGAACGGTGCTGATGGTCCAAGTTGTGAACCGAAGTCGTAAGAGTAACGAGGCAAAGGGTTAGCTTGTGTGCCGGGTGTCTGCAACAATCCTT